TGTGTGGTGCATCTGTAACTGCGAATGAGTAAACTCTTGCTTCTCCTATTTTTACTCCAGAAGCAGCATTTGATGTTCCTTTTCTCCTATTAAACAAAGAAATAACATTAGTATTAGATCCTCCTATATTAATCCAAGGAGTTCCCTGAATATTATTCACTCTTAACACACTACCCATATTGAATGCAATGGATGCTGTATTAACTGCTTTTGTATCTCTTGGTTTTTCAACATCTAATACTGTAGTACCAGGTAATCTGACATCAAAACCCCTAACATATGCTGTGCCTGGTGACAGTTTAACGCACATGATATTATCAGAGGGAGTATTACCCTCATCTGTTAATTGATTTTCTCTAAACAATCCATTATTACCAATTTCATCATTTAATGAATTTTGTAAATTAACACGGAATGGTTCGACTGAATAATTTCCTGATTCCTCAAAGGTTCTTTTTGCAAAGTATTTTTTAAGTTCAGAATATACTGTCATATCCTGTAATTTCTTTGTCTCACCCTCCTTTACTCTGAATAATTCAACAAAACTAATATCATTAAAATCAGTTAGAGATTTTTTAGCGAGTCTGACAGATACCTTAAATCTATCAGCACCTGGTGCAGCAAAATTAGAAAATCCTTTCGCATTATCATATAAAGAGTTATCATCATTTGCATTGATAACCTCTTCAATTATATCAAATCCAACACGATATGATGGTCTATTATTGTAAGGATCAAGAACTATTAATGATTCTGGAACATCAATAAATGTACCTCTTATAAAATATACACCCTCTTGAACACCAAAAGATGATCCAGTTGCAGATGCGGTTTCTAATACCAATGTTAAAACAGTATCACCAGAATTAATAGTGGTATTTCCATATGTTAAATTTTCCTCAAGAACTAATACTTCACCATCTGGAAATGCAACACTTTCACCATCTGTACCTGATTCGTTGTATTTTACAAAAATAGTAATATCATTTACACCTTCATTTGGAGGTAAAACATAATTTTTAATAGTTGCAACTATACCTGAATTTTGACCACGAACTCTTGTTCCTTTACCACCATTTGCTGAAATTAAATTATCAAGATAAACTGTAACATCAATGCCTAAATGTGTAGAGTTTATTTTGCATGAAAAATATGATGAATCATACTGTATACCACCAGGTATGACCATAGAACCTTCTTTAAAGACATGTTTACCGAAAGATTCTATTTGATTTTGGAGAATGGACTGTAATCCAGTTAATTCTCTTGCCTGTACAGGACTTCCTGGTTTGAATAAAACTTTATAAAAGTTTTTTGCCTTATCATAGTCATCATAGTAAGGACTTATATTTAAATTGGTCTTTTGTGGCATTTTTAGAATTCGAGTATAATTTTAATGTCCTCTTTTTGTCGGGGACTCCTAGTAATTTCAGGTCTATTATCTAAGTAGATAACTTCCCCCGACCCTTTATTTATCTCAGAATCAGCGAGTCCCGCTGTGAAGTTAGCACCTAAATTAACTAATTTGTTTCCTGTTGTGAGAGTTGATATACCAGTAAAACTAGTTTCAACTGAACCAGTAAATGATGATTCGAGTCCTTTTACAACATTACTTGTTGCAGCACTCTCAAATTGATATATTCTACCAGTGGTACTAATACCTGGATAATCTGTATGATTATGAAATGTCTGATTAAAGTTTAGAGATCTATCTCTAAAATACTTTAATACTTTCGTATCCTTGTCGAAGGATGCGATATAACCTCTTGCTATTTTTCCGTTTAGAGGGGCAATAGTTAAAACTTGTTCAATTTCTTCACCAACTTTTGGTGTGCCATTCACTGTATCAAACTTAATTGCTTGTAATGATGAGTAACTGTCAGCTGTAAAAATATCCGATGAACTTGGTTTGGTGGGATTTTTAACAATACCTATTTGAGCAAATGTTGTATCAGTAGGAAAATCTTTCGTTGTATCATCAAATCTAGCATAACAAATAACTTTATCTGTTCCTAATTCAGTGTAGATATCATGTCCATGTCCTTTACTGGGTGGAATGATAGGAATTAATTTTGCTCTTGTTGAAACTGCGTTTGAGCTAATATTTGTAAGATCAACTAGTGCATAACTATATCCTTTACCACCAGAACTAACAGATACATCAGTTATTACGTTACTTACTACATCAACTCTTGCTTTCGCTCCCGTGCCATCACCAATTATATCAACCTCTTGACCTATTCCATTTTTATATCCAACACCAGCATTTTCAATATAAACATGTTTTATTTGATTTAAGTTTACGTCAGAATCACCATTTTCTCTAACATTTCTAATTTGAGTATCTGTTGATGTTGACCATCCATTTGGAACTGTAATAAATTCAGTTGAGTCAAATTTAATAATATCGCTTGGTGATATTGTAAACAAATACTTCCACACATATCCATCACCACTTGTTCCTGCTTTTGATGGTTCCAAATCAGTGAATGTTGGTTCGTCTTGTGATACATTACCAGTCGGATTTGTTCCACTTGACCCATTATCAATGCAAATATAAACTTTAAAGTCCTTATTCAATACATAATAATTTGCGTCATATAAACTATTTGCTTTAGTATTAGGACTTGGATTATTTGCACTATAATCATCTCTATAAATCTCATATTTGTTACCAGAGACCCAATCAACTCTTCTTATAATTCTTCTTATATTTGCAGATGATATCTTTCTACCAAACATCATTGTATCAGTAGTGTGTTTTCTGTAAGAAAAACTATCTGTAGGTGCTGGTGTATTTGTATCCCAATCTGTTGTTCTACCAAACCCTACAAGTGTATTTGTACCCGCTGGATTTGATAAACCAATAAAAATATAATATGAATTATTTGTATTTTCGACTGATTCTACAAAATTATTTGCATTTAATATTCTAAATTGATCAGTAACAATTGCTGACATTGTATCTAAACTTTTCTTTTTATTTATAGTGGTTTACTTATCATGTCAAATCTGCTCTATAAGATCCAGATGATCTGTGACCTCTTTCACCTATGTTATCATAACTCTTACGTTGAATTGTAGGGAATGTAGATAATCCAGTGACACTAAAATTATTCAATGTCTTACCAGTCACTGTTAGTGATATTGGATTTGATGAACGGACTAAATCTGCACCATACAATACACCCCAATTGAATTTACCTAATATTTCTGACTCACCAACAACATTTACACCATTGAATGATCCCGTTGTACCAACACCAACACCAATCGCAGCTGATGAGGCACTGTTAGTGTGTATATGGCATGTAATTACACCTTTAGATCCACTGACTGTTCTTGATTTAACAATATAGATATTATCTAAGAATTGAGTTCCAATTCCAATCACATTATTATTACTTGAATCAACTGAAGTTACTGCGTTACCAACTTTTGTGCCAGAAACTAATATTGGATATCCAACTTGTAACTCACTAGCAGTTGCGTTAGTTAATTCACCATTTGGATCCTCTTTTACAGCATGATAGAAGAATTTAATTGCACCACCAGAAACACTACCCCTATTTGTGGTTGATATTCCAGTTATGATACCAGTATATCCTTGTGCATTCTGTATTCTAGTAATTTTCTCATAATTAAAGTTTGGTTCCCCTATGACAACATGTGGTGGATTAGTGAATGTATAACCTAAACCAGGATTTACCACATCAATATCAGATACCTCACCATTTGTAATTGTTACTGTCGCAGTTGCAGTAGTACCTACACCTACAACTTTTTCAACACCTGATGGAGCTGCAATACCAATATCAACAGTCCCAGAGTATCCTGAACCACCATTTGTTATGTTAAATGATGAAATTGTTCCAGCAGCAGATACTATTGCTGTTGCAGAAGCACCAACATTTATATCACCTGATGTGATTAAAGCATCAACTTCTGTGACTGTTATACCTGAATAATTACTCTCCTTGAAGAATGAGTGTGCGTCATCAACAAATATACCATCAGCAGGACCACCTTTACCATCAGTTGTTGATAAATTGCCAATAATCTTCGATGTTGCATATACTTGAGGTTCAAGTATTGATCTAGACTTGTCAATTAATGTTCCATTAAGACGCAAATCACGTTTTTGTTTTGTCCATGTTAAAGGTCTCAATGATCCTGTAGTAATACCAGGTCCTGTATAGATATCAGTTTCAACTAAGTCAGTATTCAATATATCTTTGACGACTCTTGCTCTAATTTGTGATTCAGTATTATTATCATGAACAATTGGTAATCCTGCAAGTTTATAATTCTTATTAATTTTTAATGTATCACCAATTTTTACTGTAGGATTAACATCTGCATCAATAGTATCAACACCAGCTGTACCTCTATAGAAGAATATATCAACATCATCATTGTCATTGAGTCCTGGTTGTGATTCACCACGAGGTGGTTCTGTGAATATAAATGTTGATCCACCCTCAAACGTATATGATTCTTTTGGTTTTTGTAATACACCATTCACAAAAATTAATAGAACAGCATCTAAATCAATCGCTTGAGATAGAGAATTTGTTAAATCTTTCTCAAAACTCAATAATTCTCCATTAAAGAATAGTGGGAATCTTCTTCGAGCACCATCCTGTAGTATTTTTATACTATCAATGTAGTCTATTTCACCAAATTGCCATGCTGAAAATCTATCATTAAAGATCTCTAATACTTCTAACTCAAATTCTTGTATTGGTGCAGATAGATGTGCAGCAGTTACTAGACCCACTGGTTTGAATTTATCACCTTTCTTAAATGAATGTCCATTTCTAGCAATATTAAATGATTTAATCTCAAACAATGTAGAACCAATACCAACTGATGTTGTTGATGCACTAACAGCAACATCAAGTAATAAGTTTGATCCTGTATCAGTGGTAGTACCAATACCTATTCGACTTGTACCAACAATTTCAAGATTCTCATAAGATGGTTCAGGTACATTAATTTGTGGATTAATATAACCACTACCAGCAGAATTAATACTAAAGATTAATGTGCCACCAACACCAACCGTTGCAGTAACATTAGCACCTGTTCCACCACCTCCACCAGCACCTACATCGACTGTAATGGAATCATCGGTCTTAGCAGTAATAGTCAAGAATACACCTGCTGCAGGGTCTGTAGCACGAGGATAAGGGTGATCACTGAAGTTACCATCTTTATTACACTTAAAGAATAGTGAATTAGTGGCGATTCTTATCTTATTACTGGTAGTAAGACCGTGATTAGGTATAATAAGTGTTAAATCACCTGTGTGTGATTCATATATTGCATCAGTAGGTGTAAATGGTCCTAATGCTCCACCTTGAACTTCTATTGAGTTTGGATTTGATCTTACAAATTTATGTAAGAAGTTAATATCAGTAACACCAATCGCAACCGTTGAACCACGATATCCAGAACCAAATGTTAAGTCGTCAAAGAATTCTATCGCATTACCACCACGTTGATAAATGTGAGGTATGGTACAAATACCAGCATCTACCTCAAAAGTTCTTTCAGATACAATACCAACTAAGAATAATGGTCTTTCATGATCTTGGAATATCGTAGTGGTTACACCCGCATGTTGTGAAGCACAACTAAATTCTAGATCTTTTAGATGCACTGAATTTGGTCTACCTAGTGCAAATCCATGCACTTTCTCTGTTGTTACAGTTATGATACCTGTTAAATGATCATAAGCAGCAGTTTCAATACCAATATTAACTCCTGATGTTGTTCCGATACCAGCGATACTTATGATTCCACCAGCAGGATTGGTAAATGGTTGAACTCTTGCACCAACCAATGGAGCATATCCTAAACCTGGTGTAGATCCAAGAGATACAATCAATCCACCTCTAGGAACTTGGTTTTGATTGATATCTGACTCTGATACTATAAATTGACCATTTTCAGAGGTAATACCAGTGAAAGTAACTGTAGATAAACCTGCAGTTGTATCTGCATCAATTTTGTAATTAAATCCTGCATTATTAAGAGTAAATGGTGTTTGGAACACACCATTAATGAATAATACACCGTTACCTACCTGAATACCTGCTGAAGTATTTGCACCACCAACTGTTAATGAATATGTCTTACCTATTCCAGTAAAGTTATCTGAAATATCATCAAATAACATGTTAGTTGTATAATCCTGTCTCAAGAAAGTTCTACCACTAAAATCTGCTTTTATAAATGGTAATTCAGTTGGAGTCTTTCTCTCTCTTGTATTACCCTTTGGTGGTTCTATAAAGTGTACAGAACTGTCTATAATATTAAATGAACCCCTATGAATTCTTGCTGTTGCTCCGTCAGAGTGTGATGCAGCAACAATACCTAAAACTCCTCTTTCAACTCTTACTGATGGCACGGTTGAAATACCAAGTGAAATGTTAAGTGAATTATCAATGTCACCAGATCCATCTGCTGTACTTGTAAATCCTACCTGCTCAACCTTCATAAATTCATTATCTATTTTTAGAATATCAGCAGTAAATATTGATCCAATACCACTTAAAGCAAATTGAGATGTTGCAGCACCGATATTACCATCTAAAGTATGTGTAATTGATGTAAATGTTATAGGTTGTTGAGTAACTCCATCTAATCCAAGAATTGTTTTTGTAAGTTGTTGAGTCATCGTCAACTTGTGTGCATTACCAGCACCAACTCCTGTGAATGTTATAGCAGTACCTGCTGTTATATCTCCTCTTGTTGGGAATAATTGGAATGCATTCTCATCTCTTACTTTAACAAAAACTGTTGAAGGTAATATATCAGTTGTAACTCCTGCAAAGTTTACAGTTGATGCGATTGATACTGGTGTAGCAGCAATACCTACAAAAGTTGATGCCTCCTCATATGTAATCTCTTCATTAGTATTAAAGAAATGATTAGGTATTGTAAATATACCAGTGCTTCTTTCAAGACCAACAGTATCCGTTGGGTTAAATGTTTTCTGATATATTGGAACACCTTCATGTTTTAGTTCAAATGTAGTTTTATTTGCTCTATTTCCATTTCTACCATCAAATGAAGTGACAAATACATTTTGTTGAACAGGACCGTAATCCAAATCTATAGAAGTATTATTGAAATCTGTTTCTGTATAGAATATTTCGTTAAACGATTGAACTTCTATTAGAGATAAGAATGATGAGTCGGGATAGAATTTTAGATCAATATCATTACCATTAATTTCTCCACCAAATGTACCAATACCTGATGTTGATCCGATTGAAATAAATGGATATTGAACTGTTAAAACATCATCAGCATCCCTAACAGTTACTATTTGATGAACTGCCGATGTGTCTCCACATGATACTCTTACCAGAGATTTAATTGTGCTATCATTATCTTTACTTACAGATGTGTAAGTTATTGGATTTGTTGTACCTGTATTATACTGTGACTCTAATCTAACACTTCTTTCAGTTCCTGCTGGTTGATCTAATGATAAGAAACGATGAGTACCAGTACCTGCTGTTGTAGTTCCTAATCCAACAATATTTGCTCTTACATCTAAAGGATTCAATCTATCATTTTGCACCTGTATTTTTATTAAATCATTCTCAAATCTTGTTGTTACAAGTCCAACCACATTTCCATTTCCCGCTGTGCTTGAGTCAACAAATATGTTTGATTCTGCAGTTGTTGAACCATCAAAATCAATTAAAACTTCATTATAGTTAATTTCATTTGTAACAGAATCTTGAACAAATATTTTTGCAAATAATCCATTAAAATCATCTTTAGAAAACTCAGCAATTGAAGTTGTAGTCAAACCTACAGTAGTTGATCCAACACCGACATTTGATCCTGTTAATTTAACACTTCCTATTATTTTATTTCCATTGGAAATAAGATTTGTATCAAAAAATGTTTTTAATACTTTAATATCATGATCTCTGTTAAATGGATCGACTGGTTCAAATATTAAATTATTGTCACCACCAGTGGTTGTTTCTGTCTTTATTTCACCTAACTTTAAGTTACCATTTTGATTATTAAGTCCAATACCAGCTGAGTCTGATGATTTTTCTATGATAAAATTATCATTTATTGTTTTCATCACAATTACTTCACTAATTTGAGTATCAAATGTATCTGGATCAATAATTTGTATCAAATAAGTGGCAAAATCAGTTAGTATTTCATCAATAATTGTTGTTCCTTCAGCAAAACTCACACTTGAGAATTGAGAACTTATGTCATCATGAATTAGAACTCTATTTGTAAGACATCTTGTAAAATCAGTAAGTTTTTTCTGATTTAATAAAATATTTTTTGATTTATTATTTACTATATCATAATCATCTCCAAAATCAAAATTTCTCACTTCATCTACTCTTACCTCTGAAACTAAATCAAATATTAATGTTGATACAGAATCTGGACTTATAGTATCAATGCCAACTTTTACACTCCGTAATACACTGGTATCAGCAAAGTTTTTCAACCCTGCAGGGTGTACTAATCTGTTTACTGGATTAGAAAATTCATCCCATGTAATAGGACTCTTAACTGCGTATGAAAGATTTTGATAATAATCGTTATTAGCAATTACCTGTGTGTCGTCATTTAATTTACCTATACCATCAATCCAACCATATTCTTGGCGATTTGCATAATTGATATTAAATTTAGCAATATTTCTTATAATACTTGAAACTTCTGCTGATACACCACTTAATAATCCATTAATTCTATCACCTTTCTTAAATTTACTTACACCATCCAATTTAATATAATCATCCCTAATTTCTACAACAACTAAATCAGTCTTTTCACCATTAACATTTACTGGTTCATTTTTTATGAATTGTCCTCTTGTTTGTAATGGGATAATTTCTGGATATATTTTCTTATTGATTATAGATGCAAATCCAGATTGGAAAGTTTTACCAATGCCTGGATTAGTTGTCAGACCGACAAGACTAAATTTAAGAATTGCTATTGTACCAGGTGTGTATGATGTGACTTTAAAAAATCTATAATCATAATTTTCTGAATTAAATCCATCACCAGTTACAGCAGTAGAAACTCCAACACCACCTGTACCTATTCCTGATTCACCTACTCGTTGAATACCTTCAACATAAATCTCATCACCCTCTGCAAATGGTTGAGGATTAGGGAATCCATTAAATGGTGTTTCTAAGAAACAAGTTACTACTCCAGAGGTACTTGTTTGTATAGAATTAATACCGACACCATTAGAATTATTGATTGAAACTAAACGATGTTGTATTGAGTCTAATCCGTTTAATGGGGCAACAACATCTACATCAATTATTGTTTGATTCTTAAATACTGGGTTAAATGAAACATTATCAACTACAGTGTTAGTTTCAGGATTAAAGAGTAACAGACCAGGTGCAGATGTAAAATCAGATCCACCATTTATTATATTAACACTATCAACCACATCAAGATTGTCGATATTAACTACTGAAGGAATCAAAGCTTCAGGTCTAAGTGTTTTATCAGCTGAATATTCATATCCAAAGTCTTTTATTCTAACATCTTTTATTTTACCAATTTGATTTGATATAGGAATAAGATTAGCATTCTGTCCTAAAGTAGATTTTACTGACTTGAACTTAGGTAACTTTTCATAATTAAATCCTGGTGTCAGAACTTTTACATCATTTATTGCTCCGTGTGTATTTTTTGATTTTGTAGAATATTCTAATTTGTCACAATCAGTGCTCTCATATCTGAAAAATTCTGGTAACTTAGGAGAAAAATTGAATGTTTCAGATGTAACACCTGTAATTTTATATTCACCGTTGTAAATACTTGGTACAAAAATTATTTCGGAATAATTTTGTACTTCAGTGTCAGCAGTGCTTATAAATCCACCTTTTGTTAATCCATAATACAAAGTAATTGGAGATGAAGTAGTGTTAGAGAGAGTAAGATTCGATTCACTTGATTGAGTTCCTACTCCAACAGTTCCTACTTGAACAACATTAAAACTACTTGAATCTTGTGCACTATTATATTCATTTAATAAATCCTTATCATAAAAAATCTTAAAATCAAAATCAGTTAAAGAAGTGTCAGTGAGACCAAATGCTAATTTAGAATTTTTAGTAACACTTATTCTAGGATTAATTGGTGCAATGGTTTGATTACCACCTGTGTTAGGATTAATTGTTATTAACCTTACTGGGTCTGAACTTAAGTCCTTAAATGTTTCTGCTAATTGGAAGTACCTATCATTTACTCTGTTTACATAATACAATCCAGTTGCAATACCTGTACCATCACCACCATCGTGTAAAACTTTATCGCCAGTCTTGAATCCATGATTTTGTATATCAATTCTATTTGCTTCTACATCCGAACTTGTAAATGATATTGGATTAATTAATAGTTTATCAAATTGACTATTATATTTTACTGATACGGGTGTAGTGGTAGAACCAATACCTACTGCAAGATTTGGAACCACATTTATTTTGACAATATCACCATTTTGTAATCCATGAGTAGTAGTATTTGCTGCTGAAATATTTGTTGTAACGGTGCTTACAACATGATCAATGTCTCCGATTACTTGATTAAATGTAGAAGTTAGATAATATAAATTTTCATTTAGTGATTGATTTGGAGTTAAATTAGACGCATTAGATTTAAAGTATAAACCATCACCTAAAGATCCAATACCAACTGTTGATAGACCTATAAAATCTTCGCCTTTTTTAATAACAAATAAATCAATTGAATTGCCAGTAAACGGTATTTGGAAATTATTTGGAAGATCATTTGGATCATCAGTGGTTGCTACATTAAATTGTTTATTAGATATTGGCGGTACATTTAATGTTACTTTTTGACCAGTAGTAAATGGGTGTTTGGGTAGATAAATCTGTCTGTTTGGAATTGAGATTTTATTCTGTACCTCACCGATAACATAGGTTGTTTCTGTATTAACACCACTTGTTCCGATTCCAACTGATTGTGGTGCATTAAAATAAACTACATCATTTTTTCTTGAATCAAATCTTCTAGTTTTTACTGGTATTGATATTTGATTATTAAGCACATCTACATTAGAACCAAAAGTATGTGCAACACCAGCTACACCTCCACCAGCGGTTCTCATAACTCTTACTACTTTTTGGGAAGCATAAACACTTAATATCTTGAGTGTTTCTTCACCAACTCTTAAAGAACCACCAACTGAAACTGTATTTGGTAACTTATTTACAAAAATATCTTCTATCACACTGTCACCAACATTGACAGCATTCATTTTTTTACCAAGTTTAACAGTATCAGTATTGATACCAACTATAAAAGTATCGGTTAAACCAACTACTGATGTTGTTAATCCAGAGACAGATATTGATTCTTGATCTTTAAGTTCAAAAAATGGTAGACAACTTGCCTGAACTTCATTTGCGTTATTCCATGTAAATACTGCTTGCTCGAATCTATTCAAATTTGTAGTGATATTTGATACACCAATTCCTAAAATTTCACTTACCTCTGCTCTAAATCCACCACCTTTAGTATCTGTATCATCAAAGTCAACTGCATCTCCTACTTTATATCCAGTGCCTCCATTTAATACTTGTACATCTTGAACTCCACCACTTGTTACAGACTCAATTTCTGTTGCTTGTCTGATTACTTCATTTGATTCAATGATAAAATCATTATCAGCATCATCTTCTCCAACATTATGTGGATAAGTATTACGAGATAAATTAGAATTATTAAAATCAAATGCATGAGTTAGTTCTTTATTTTCAGTTATAATTGGCAATCTATAAGTATTACCTATAAAATATGGATATGAACCAGTTAATACACCATTAGTGTCTATTTCACAAGTTGCAAAATAAGCATATACTCCATTTGGAAATTCTGGTGTTTTACAAAAACGTCCGTTATGTATGTCTAAATCACCAGATGCATCAAATTGAAAATCATCATTGAAGAATCCATCTACAAATCCACTTGGTCTATTTACAACTTTACTTGAATTTTTAGTATATGAAGAACGAATCGTTGATAATCCAGAGTTTATATCATCTGGTTTTGTAAATCCAAATGGTCCGTAGATTGGATTACCATCATATGCCCACCCGATTATTGGTGAGTGTTTTAATATTGTATCAAATTCATTATTATTCTTTTTACTAAACGAATCAGACTCAAATATAGACGCTAATGTTTGTGTATATCCAAGAATTCCAAAATGCAAATCACTACTACGTCCTACAAGATGACTACTTCCAAATCTTGTTTTATCATTCAATGATAAATCTCTTAATACAGGTTCAAACTTTGCATTTCTTCCCCTTGCCTCTGCGTCAACATTTGTTGTCAAAGCAGTATATCCAAGACCAGAATTAATTACTATAGCATCAATTAACTTACCATTTTCAATAACAGATCTTACAATCGCTCCATTACCTGTATCTGATGTTATTTTTAGTAATGGTGGTGAAGAATAATTTGATCCTTTGTTAACAACGACAACATCCTCAATTTTACCATTAGCGATAACAGGTCTTAATTCCGCACCTACTCCAGTTTGTATTTTAACAGAGGGTTTATTTACATGATTAACAATCTTTGATCCATAATCAGTGCCTTGCTCATACAAGTAAGTGCCTATTATCTCTCCTGATACTATTGGTGTAAAATTAAATGTTCCTGTTACAGTTGAACCATATGATACTTCAACATTTACCTTTATTTCTGGATATGTAAATGTTTGGTATCCTGTTCCTGTTGAACCTAAACTAACAAACTTTCCTCTCTCAAAGTTGCTTGAATTTGTAGCACCTATACCAGCATCTGCTAATTTAAATGAATCATCATTCACCTTCATCACATAATATGAAGAAGTAGTGGTTAAACCTTGTATAGATTGTGGTGCTGTTGAACCTAAACCAACGGTTGGAGAATATTCAATTATATCACCATGCTCAAAACCATGATTATCATAATTGATTGTATTGTAAGAAGTTAAAATACCTGCTGGATTA